CTAGTGTTCCAGCAGCAGTTGTCCATGTAGGTGCATCTGATACTGTTAAAATATTTGTAGATGATATAACTGCATTACCATCTGGATTTTCAATTCTAATTTTATATGTAGCATCAACAGATAAAGTAATTGTAACTGTTAATGATGTTGAGTTATTAAAGGTAACTGTACTTGCTGTGTACCAAATACCTGTTGAAGGATTTAAAAATTCTACTTGAGGAACTGATACAAAGTTTGCACCAGTTATTGTAATAGTTGCTTCTGTATTATCTATTGTGTCTGGAGATATAGATGAGATAGTTGGTTTAGTTTCTCCAACTGTTACACTTCCACCTAAAGCAACAGCACTACCATTAATTGTAATACTTGAATTAGTTAATTTAGCATTATCAATACTACCTGCTAAATCTGCATTAGCAACAGTTGCATCAACAATCTTATTACTAGTAACTGAATCAGTTGCTAGTTTATTATTTGATACAATACCGTCTGCTAAATCATCAGCCGTTAAAGCTGTAGCTGCAGGTTGTTTACCGACATATGCCATTTAATATTTCCTTATTAAGCTGAGATAGTATCTACAACACTTGTAATGATGTCAACTGAAGTTGCTGCAGAAGCATAAGCTTCAACTGAGTCTCCAGATTGTAAAACAACTTTAGAGCCACCATCAATTAATTCTAAAGAACCACCTGAAGGAATAGGTGCATCTTTAATAATATGATAAGTGTCGCTTCCATTTTTTACATAGACAGTTACATTCACAGAAGTACCAGAAGTGTTTGCACATCTAATACCAATGATTGCATCATCTGAATCTGCTGCTGTTCTTAAAACAGTTGGAGACCCTGATGAATTTGAAATGTCTTGTTGTAAATATCTTTCGAAATCTTGTGCCATAGAATTATCCTAATTATAACAATTATTTTAAAGTTTGTCAACTACAAGGCGATAGCCATTGCGACTGCAAATCCTGCTGAAGCTTTACCATCTAGTTGTGTTTGAACTGCACTTGTTACTCCATTTAAGTAACTTAATTCAGTATTATCTACCGAACCATCTCCTACTAAATTAGCATTTAATCTATTAGAAGCATCAATAGTAGCTTGTTTGCTATCTATTTGAGTTTGAATAGCTGAAGTTACACCATTCAAATATTGAAATTCTGTATTGTCTACTGAGCCATCTGCAATCTTAGTTGCATCTACTCCAGCAGATAATGTAGCTACACCAGTATTATTAATTGTAACTGCACCAGAGATAGCTTGGTTTTCCCATTTAGTAGCTGTGCTATCATAAACTAAGAAGTCAGCATCTGAAACTGAAGTAATATCTACATCATTCATTTCAGCTAATTCATTTTCAACTGCTACTGCATTTGTAACAAATTCTGTTGTAGCAACTTTAGTTGAACTATCTCCTGTTGTAGGAGTTGGTGCTGAAACTGTACCTGTAAATGTTGGAGAAGCTAAAGGTGCTTTAAGTGTATCTAAACTTGTAAGTTGAGTTTGTATATTACTTGTTACACCATCTAAGTATCCAAATTCTGTATTTGATATTGAACCATCGTGAATCTTAGTTGCATCAATTGCAGCACTAGCATTAATATCTGCATTAACAATTACACCTGAACTAATTGCAGCAACACCTGTATCAGCAATTGTTATATCACCTGATACTACATTGTCAATCCATTTAGATGAAGTTGTATCATAAAATAATAATGAACCATCAGAAGGACTTGTAATGTTAACATCAGTTAATTCATCTAATTCATTTGATGAAGTTACTTGTGAATCTACATAAGTCTTAATAGCTTTTGCTGAAGCAAGAGTATCATCACTAGCAGAGACACTTGTTAAATCTGTATCTAAAACTCCTGAAGCTAAATCTGCAACTTCAAGATTTGTAATACTATTACCAGTACCATTAGCATCAATAGTTTTATTTGTTAATGTATCAGTAGTTGCTCTACCTACTAATGTGTCTGTTGATGTTGGAAGAGTAATAGTTCCAGTATTTGAGATTGTAGAAATTACTGGAGTTGTTAAAGTTTTATTTTCTAAAGTTTGAGTATCAGTTAGTGTTGCAACTGATGAATCTATATTTAAAGTTATTGTTTGAGCAGAACCTACACTATCAATACCTGTTCCACCAGCAATAGTTAAAGATTGTGAATCTAAATCAATTGATTGAGCACCACCAGTATCACCTTCAAAATCTAAATCACTAGCTGTAACTTGTGCATCAACATATGTTTTAATTGCTTTAGCACTAGCTAATGTATCATCACTTGCTGATACTGAAGTTAAATCTGTATCTACATCTGTAATAGCTGTAGCTGAACCAATGACTAATGAATCTAAATTTACTGTACCATCAAAGTATGCATCTTTAAATTCTAAAGATGATGTACCTAAATCAATATCATTATCTAAAGCTGGAACAATTGCACCATCTATAATTTTAAATTGTTCAGTTGCTACCGAACTTACATTAATAGAAAATTCTATTTCATTATTTGAAGTATCAATAGATACTTTGTTAAGAGGAGTTGTTAATCCTGCATCTCCAATTAAAGCTATAACAGGTCCTTCAGCAGCAGTACCATCATGTTTATGTCCTGTTGAATTATTAAATGCTGCTAATAGTTGATTGTATTCATTATTAAATAATGATGCCGATATAGTATCACCATCAATAAATGAACTCTGTCTAATGTATCCTGCCATATTATCTTCTTCCTCCTGCTATGAATGAAACAAACATTCCATTTACTGAATATGGAGCATTAGTATCATTACTAAAAAATTTAAAATTATTTGAAAATCCACTACCTGTAATTAAAATACTTTTACTAGGTAAACTTGATGCTCCAAATACTGCTGTACCAAAAACTGCTGAACCAAATAATGATGCAGAACTTAAATTACCTACATTAAAATTTGCAGGTTGAGGTACTTCTGAACTATCAAAATCATATCTTACTCTTAATAGTAAATCGTTTTGTGTTCCTTCAGGTTCAATATTAGCTTTTACTTTGTATAAACTTTTTCTTAAACCATTATCACCATAGTCCATATCTGGTGTTTGAAATTCTGCTTCAACATTATTACCGTCAAAACTATTTCCAGTATCATGTTGATAGATGTAACCAGATTCATCAGCATGATAAATAACTTCTGTACCTGAATTATCTAAAGCTGATGTACAAAATTTTACAGGTAAACCTTTTGTTTGACTCCATTCAAAAGCAGGTATACCATCTGAACTATATTTAAATGTTCCTATGATTCCTCTTTGTCCTGAATCAGCTTGACCAGATTGATAATAAAATAATCTGTATTGACTTCGTTCTCTAATAACAATACTTGATATTGTATAATTACCAATGTTATCTAGTAAGTCATTAATTAATGGTAATATTTTTCTAGAGATAGAACTTAATTCTACGTCATCAATTCTAGCAGTACCAGCAACTGTTCTTAATCCATCAGGTGCTAGAAAAATTAAATCTCCACCTATCTCCTGAATTGAGTTGCCATTTACACAACCAATGTTTTTAGTTACTGATTTAATTATAGGAGTAGAATCAAGGTTTGTCAACTCATATATACTATTTTTACAAAATACTATAAGTGAATTTCTAAAGACTTTAATACCAGTAATTACATCACCAATATCAATAGAACCAGCAGATGCACCTTCAAAATCCCAAGGTTTTAATCTAGTACTATAATGAAGTGTACTAGGTTCAGCATCACTTCCAGCAACAATTATTCTTTCTGCAAACTTTTCAATAAATTTACAACCTGTTGGTGCTGACCTATCTAATTCTACAAAGTGATAACCATCAAAATCATATTGAAACTCAGCTACTTTATTTTGTCCATCAACAATATAGATTGCACCATTCTCACCTTCAGATTCAAAATTAATAAACTGAACATTAGATTGATTTGTTCTAGGTATTGTTGTCGCTGTAGCTAATTGACCTGCTGTAGCACCACCATGATAAAGTGTTAAACCATTTTTAGTAACAGTAGCATTAGTATCAATAGTTATATTTGTATCACTATTAATAGCAATAACATGATAGTACTCTCCATCTATTTTAATTATGTCACCTACATGAAGAGCAGTTGTAAATGTTGTTCCTGCTCCTAATACAGTTGCTGAACCAGAGTTAATACTTACTGTTCCTGATATAGCTGAGAAAGTATCTTTGTTAATTTGTAAATAAGTTATACCATCAGTACTATAATATAAATCATCAGACTGTGCAACTACTACACCATCATTATAATGAGTTAAACCATAAATAGCATCTGTTGATAAACCAGAAGGAATTGTTGCACTTGCTCCTCCCCATTTTTGATAACCACTTATTCTTCTATATCCACCTGTTGTAGCAGATTCAAAATTTTGTAATTTAGTTGCAGCACCAGGAGTTCTAAATAAAGCATGTGAACTTGAAACTAAATCCAAGCCACCTTGTACAGTAATGGAAGCTCCTTGAGTTGGCATTTATGTTATCCTTATATAAATAATCTTCTATCATCTTCCACATACTTAGGTTGTGGAGCATTTAGTTGTTCAATCATTTTATTTAAACCTTTTTTATATTCATCTAAAGCTAGTTGAGCTTGAGAAATATTATCTTTAAATTGATAAATATAATATCTTGCTCTAGCTAATAATACAGGTTTATATTGTTCTGGAAATAATACTACGTCAGTATCATTTGCTAATGCTGAAGGTCTATTAAATGCATTGAAATAAATTCTATACACTCCATCAGGTATTGGAGATAATCCAAATCTTCTACCATCTTCACTTCTTATAATCTTAGTAGGTACTCCATAATTTTGTTCATTAGATTTATCCTGCTCTTCACTTGCAGCATAAAAATCTTTCCAAGTTTCTAATGAAGTAAAAGGTAAGCTTTGAATTTTGTATGGTGCAGTTTTACCACTTACACCTTCTTCTGTTAATGTAAAACTATCCCAGTCTACATTTGAATAATCGGTATCAACACTTGATGAACCTGCTTTTAATAAGTACCATCTAGTACCTGCAACAGTTTCTACATAAGTATTACCATTATAATTATCTTGTGGTGCAGCAGTAGTTAACCATGACCATGTATCTTGAGCATCTACTATATCAAAGTAAGCTCTGTTAACACAATTCGCTACAAATTTTTGTATTGCTACAGCACCTGCAACACTTGTAACTTCTGGTTCATTTATTTCAACTAACAATTCGTTAGTCATTGATAGATAAGTTTTAGCCATTTAACAATTCCATGCTCTTAATGATTTATTAATTCTTGAATTAGGGTCTCTTGCAGTTTTCTTAGAAGTTAATTTCTTTTTCATGCCTCTCATTCTAGCACAAAAAGATTTTCTTCTACCAGCATCTTTTTTATTTTTAGGATTGGGAGCAGGTGGTTTAAGGTTTCTTTTCTTTCCAGTCTTAGTTCGACCTTTATTGTAAGATGCTCTACCCTTTGCGTTCAAACCACCTTTAGGGTCTTTACCCTCTTTACGAGTCCAAGCAGGTGAAGACAGTATACCCATATAAAATTACTTTTTCTTTTTAGACATCATACCACCATACATCATTTTCTTTTTATCAGATGCTTTGGCATGTACTTTGCCACCATGTTTATATTTACCTTTGTTTACTACTTTGCCACCTGGCATTGCTTTTTTCATTGGCATATTAAATCCTATTTATTTATTAATTGGTATAGTAGGGGATATTGCTACCCCCTACCATTTATATACTATTAGTCGATAACGTAGATAATTTTACCTACTGAATCATCTCTAAGTACTTTTCTACCCCATACCATTAGACCTCTAACGATATCGCTGAATGTAGCCGTATCTCTAACAGTTTCTACTTTGTTCATTGCTGAAGCAGCAGATACTGCAGATATATGACCAAATAAAGCTTCAGGCTGCGTAGCAGTACCTGCTGGTGAAGCACCAGTTAAGTCATTAGTTGGTAAGTTGTTAGATTTGTACATTTGGAAACCTCTAAGTAATCCAGATGCTACCAAACCGTTTCTAATTGAACCTTGACCTGCGTTGAAGTCAACAGTTAATAATTTAGAAGCTGTGTTTGATAAAACATTGTACCACTCAGGAGCTGCCACAAACCATCTGCCTTCTTCTGGAACGTTGTTTTCATCCAACTCTTTCGCAGCTAAAGCCATTTGGTTTAGAGGGTCAACTTCACCAGAACCGAATCCAATGTCAATCGGAACAGAAGTTGTTCCCATACCAGTTGTTACACCAGCACCTGCAGAAATTGCAGTCATGATATTAGCATCCATTGCATCTCTCAATTTGTACGCAGCATTGTCTGAAGCAATCGCTTGGAAATTAACATGAGAAAATCTTTTCTCTAAGTCATCCAATTTGAATGCAAAAGACTTAGCTTGGTCAATTGTAAGAACAAGTTCTTGGTCTGTTAAGTTTGTAGATGTTACAGCTAGACCTCTAGTGTAATCATTTACAGTTATTTGAGGTTCTTTGATAATATTTACTG